AAATCCTGGTCCTCTTGTAATATCTCCAGGTTTCATATTTTTCTTTTGACTTTCTCCCATAAAGTCAGTTCTACCACCAACAAAATTTCTTGCATTCTTTTGCAACGTTGGATTAGTAATACTTTTAACTGCCATATCAACTTTAGAAGCATTTCCTGCTGCCGATGCTGCAGATTTTCTATCTTTAATCGCAGTCCAACTACCAGGATTTGAAAATGTTGGTGCAAATTGTCCGGATGCAGTAATAATATTTCCTATAGATCTTCCACCAGGATATGTGCCAATCGCAGCACGATTATAAATGGTTTGTGCAACATCTGCTTGCCCCTGTGAATGTAAACTATCTTCTTTCGATACGAGTGCTGCAAGTTTCCAAAAGTCTGGTGGAGATCCAATCATTCCACCACCAGCAGCATATGTGGTTCCACTAGAAATTCGAGGACGATTTGTTCCACCTCCAGCAGCATTCATTGCTTCCAGAGTATTAACACCATATTTTTGAACTGCTCCACGAGACATTACAAATTCACCATCGGTTAACATTGCAGGAACTTTATCTACTCCCTTTTTTCCAGAAACAACTCCAGGTACAAATGAACCTCCAGAAAATCTAAACAATTTTGAGAGTGTAGCAAGACCTCCTCCCGCAAACTTAGGAGTCTTTACTTCATTTAAACCACCAAAGTTTTCAATTCCTTTACTAAGAGCCATTGTGCCGGCAACTGTTGTGCCAACTTCCAATCCAACTGCTAATGCTTTTCCATATTTTCCACCAAGAAATCCGGCAACTCTACCAGCACCTTTTAGTCCTGCTCGTGCTGCTAGTCCTGCCGCAGCTTGAGCAATTCTTAAAGTTCCTCTAATCAGTAATGAAGATAGTCCACCAATAAATCTACCAAGACCTGTTCCAAACCTTAGGTAAAGTGCAAGTAACTTTGGCCAGTGGTCTCCTAAAAATCTAAAGATGCTTCTAACTTTAGTTTTATTTTGAGGATCGCTGAACCAACGAATGAGTTTAACTAGAGATCTTCCAATAAAAACTGCAAGTATAAAGTCAATAATTTTATCCAGTAATGATTTAACCGGAGACAAAACTTTTTCTGTAGATTTTGTTAGAGAATCTGCTCTTTTTTCTAAATTTTCTTCTACACCTGCACGTCTTTTTGCTTCTTCAGATTTTCTTGTCTTTTCTACAGTGTCTTTTAAAAATGTATTTTGAGTTTTTAAAATATTAATAATATCATTAAGTGAATTTTGAATTTCTACAACTTGTTTATTTGCTACAATCGAAGAAGATGAAATTTTAGACGCGGTAATTTTAGGACCAACTGGAGCAAGAGAACCTTTTAAACTAGACGCAGAAATTGTAGCCCTAATAGGTTTAAGTCGTAATAGTTTAGAAGGATTGATTGCCATTTTGTTGTTTTAATCTTTCTTCTTCCAAGTGTTGTTTCAAAAGTTCCACATAGATATCTCTTTCCCAAGGAAGCATATTTTCTATCTCCCATAAAGAATATTTATGGTACTGCATCAAGGCAAAATTGAGACGAAAATAATTCTCAAGGTCCATATGGACCAGGGCTATGCGAAAAAATTTGCTAACCCTTCTAAAATCACTTCAGATTCTATGCCAGTTTTTGGATTTGTGACATTTACTTTATGTGAAAGTCTTGGCATTGTCTCAAAGAATTTTTCAATCTCTTTGAATTGAGATGAATTCATCTGTTCCAAGAAATCAATCAATTCTTTTTTTGTCACATCTGCTGCAGACCAAACTTCCTCTTCCGTAAAGATTTTATCAATACAAGAAGCAATCAAATCGAACGACTGATCCATTGCAGCATCATTATTAAAATCAAAATTAGTTTTAATGAACTGATCGAGTGATGGATACTTCATTTCCATCATAATATTATCATCAACTTTAATCCTATTGGAGTGTTCATCACTCTTCTGGACTTTGATATCATCTAAATTAATCTTAACAGAAACATTTGTCTCTTCATCATCTGGACAAATTACATTCACATCAATCTCTTCTCCAACTGATTTGCCACGAATGTTCAGAAAGAGATATTCAATATCAAAGGTAGGTAGACTTTCTACTTTGATATTTTTAGTCACAATACAGTTCTTAATAACTGTTTTAATTGCATTAGTAATTTGCTTTGTATCTTCGCTTTCTAAAGCAATGACTAATACTTTTTCTTCTTTAACTAAAAATGGTCTATACTGAATTGTTTGTCCTGTAGATGGCAAATCAAGTTCATATACTGGTGTAGAAATTTTTGGTAAAGGCATAATATCCTGTAGAAACTTCAGTGTGACTATTTAGTCGGATTATTCTAAGCCCTGGCGTCTTCTGGTTAATTGTCTTCCTAAATCTGCACCACTAAGTCCAGCATTAATTGCCTGTGTTTGTGGCGCCGACGCCACTTCAAATCCAGCAGCGATTAATTCTGCAGTTGTTGGAGCATTTGGACCAGACATTAATTCCAAGATTCTTTTATCTGCCTCAGATGGAACAGATGGATCACCAGATTGTAGAGCAGCAGGTTGGTTTGCTGGTGTTGGTTCTCTTCCATCCTTTCCTTCAGTATCATTTACTGCAGGAAGAAGAATAAATCTTGTATAAGTTAAAGACACACTACATTTTAGTAATGAAGAAGCATCATATGAAACTGGCATTGATGTAATTGAAATTGGATAGGCACCAACAAATTCATATCTTAATATTGAATTAGTATAACCTCTTTCAAACTTTGTAATCTTTAATCCTTCTGTTCTATATTCTTTTGGATATCTCATTCTATAAAAATATTCAGGTTGTTTTGTTCCTTTAGGTCCACCCTCCTTTTCTTTAATACTTTCATTTGCAATCCATTTCATCCAAGTTTCAAAGAAACGAATAGGCAAATAATTTTCTGCATCGACATAAAAAGTTAAATCAATTCGATCATCATAAACTCTACGATAAGCGTGTCTTTCTGTTACTCCAGAAAAATCATTTGTAATTTCGTGTGTTGCAAAAGAAGAACCAGGTAATGATGCTTCTGAACACATCAGATTTAATTTTTCTTGATCATAATTTACACCATTATCTTTTAAATAATTTCTAAATTGTGTATCTTTAAAACCAGGAATTGCAATTTCAACTTCAAAGTGTGAAGTTAAAGCTGGATTAAGTAACTTTGATTTTATATTGGATACCGACCTTTTAGTGGGCATTTATAAATACTTTTACCGTTATATATTATGTAGACAGGATAATGGCAGAAAGTATTAAGAGTAAATACCAACCATCTTATCCTCAAAAATACCAGGGCGATCCAAACAATATCATTTGCAGAAGCAGTTGGGAAAGAAAGTTCTGTAGATGGTGTGATCTTAACGAAAGTATTGTTGCTTGGGGAAGCGAAGAATTTTGGATTCCATATCGTTCACCTGTAGACAATAAAGTTCATCGATACTTTCCTGATTTTATCATAAAAGTTAAAGAATCATCTGGTCAAATTAAGACTTATGTTATTGAAGTGAAACCAAAAAAACAAACAAGACCTCCAGTGAAAAAATCAAGAGTCACCAAAGCATTCTTGTATGAAACTAAAACCTATGCAGTTAACCAAGCAAAATGGAAAGCAGCAGATGAGTGGTGTAAAGATAGAATGTTAGAGTTTAAAGTGATCACCGAAGAAGAGTTGGGGATCAAATAATGGCAGAAGGTTTTGGTCAATATGTAGGAACAGGAACTGTAAGAACCAAAGAACTTCAAAAAAGAGTTGATGAGTTAGGAACATCTGATCCTGAAGATATTATGATGTTGATTATGGAAATCTTTAAAGAAGAAGTGTTATATCCAGAACCAGGAAAGTTTTATACATTTTTGTATCGACCAAAGACACCAGAGATTGAATATGATCAACATCCACTGATTGCTTGTACTTCATTAGAACGTTGGGGATTTAAAGGTATCAATTTTCACTGGAGACAAGGAAGACAATACACTTGGGAGGAGGTAATCGGTAAACTACACGTCGTCAAATACAATGAACTTGATGAACTGATTGCTTTGCAATATGGAAAATTCCGTCTAAATAAATAAAAACTCCTTATAAATGTCTCATACTCTACAAAAAATTGAGATGTCATATCCTCTTGTAGATATGGGAGAGGATTGATGGCACAAAAAATTTTAGACGGAACACTATCAAAGCAGCAATACGAATATAAAAAAAATTATCCAGGACAAGGTGGCGATATTTACTTTAATACATATCAAGTTTATGAAAGAACAGTTGATCAACCTGGAGTTATAGATCAAGGGACATTAAATACATACCTATTAATTAAAAAAGGTAATGATTGGTATAAAGGTGCTGAACTTGGAGTAGATGGTAAATGGAAATCACTCACACAAAAAGAAAGTGGAATATTAGTGCCAAATTCGGATAGAACAAAACCAGGAACTTTTGAACCAATACCAAATTCATCAGATGCTAATATTCTTGGAGATGTAATTATTAGAGATTTAAATGCTGGGGGCACAAATTCTTTAAGATATAAAGCAATTAACAATGCAAAATATCAACTTAAAAAAGCTGGAGGATTAACTACTCAGCAAGTAGATAAAGAATTTGATATTAGTAAAAATATTAAACCTCCAGGAAGTTCAGGAACTTCAGGATTATTTGGTCCACCAATTGCTGCAGACCAACCAACACCAACAACAACATCTCCTACATTAACCAAGGAACAACAAGAAGAAGCAAAAAAAACTTTTGAGAAAGGATTTGGAATTAGATCAAAATATGATGATGTAAAATATCCGCAAGATTTGCAATTAGACCACCAAGATTGTATAAAATTCTCTATTTTTAATTACACCGCTAGAGGATTAAGTTTAGAAAGAAATGTAGGACGAAGAAGACTTCAAGGAAAACAATCAATAGGAACAATAACACTTCCGATACCTAGCGGAATATCAGATTCAAATCAAGTTGATTGGCAAAAAGATGATTTGGATATGGCAACATCGGGATTTGCTGACGTTGTTATTAATGCTGTTGGTGGAGGTGCCGCTGCTGGTGCCGCAGCTGCTAGTAGAAATGTAAATACTGTTTTAGATGCATCAGGAAGAAAAAGTTTAGAGGCAATCATAGCAGTACAAACAGCAAAAGCTGCACTTGGAAGCGGTGCAAATCTTCTTGGTAGAGAATTTGGTGGTGTTCTAAATCCAAATACAGAACTATTGTTCTCTGGTCCTCAATTAAGAACATTTAGTTTCACTTTTAGAATGTATCCAAGAAGTAGTGGTGAAGCAAAATCTGTTCAAAAAATTATTCGTTATTTTAAACAAGCAATGGCAGTGCAGAGAGGCGAATCTATTTTAATTTTAAAAACGCCAAACACTTTTGGAATAGAATATCTGACATCAAGTAAAAAAGAACATCCATACTTAAATAAATTCAAAGAATGTGCTTTGACTCAATGTAATGTCAACTATACTCCTGATGGAACTTATATGACATATGCTGGTGATGCGTCGATGACTGCATACGAATTACAACTTCAATTCCAAGAACTAGAGCCAATCTTCAATGATGATTATGGTAATGAAGATACTAATATAGGTTACTAAAATGTCAAGTTACTTCCGCCAGATTCCAAACTTTGAATACGTCAGCAGATTACCTGATGCTAAGATCTCTGATTATATTGCTGTCAAAAATTTATTTAAAAAAGGAAAACTTAGAGAAGATATCTTCCAAGACACTGCATTCTTTGAGAAATATCAAATTGTTGGAGATGAAAGACCCGATAACGTAGCAGATAAATTTTACAATGATCCGACGCTAGATTGGATTGTTTTACTTTCAAATAATATTATTAATATTCAAACAGAATGGCCAATGTCTCAACAGTCATTCACGAATTATTTGTTGACCAAATATGCACAAGGAAACGATACAGAAGAAGACACTTACAATAGAATTTACAATGGAGTTCATCATTATGAAACTGATGAAGTCAGAAACAGTCAAGGAGTTGTAATCGTTCCTGCAGGACTTAGAGTAGATTCTGGATATAGTGTTAGTTTTTATGATTACTTTATTGATCAGCAAATTGACACTGGAGACATTGCCGTTCCAGTAACTAACTATGAATACGAAGAAAAATTAGAAAATGATAAGAGAAATATATACATTCTCAAACCATCATATCTCAATGTGATTAATAACGATATGGAAGATTTAATGAAATATGAAAAAGGTTCCACTCAGTATGTGAGTGAAACCCTAAAACGTGCAGATAATATTAGACTCTACGAATAATCAACTCTCAGCAAGTTTTTGGAAATAACTGAGAGCATCATCTTCATCCTCATCAACAGTGCTCAGAGTAGGAAGTGAAGGAGACTTAGAGCGAGCATAGGATTGCTCAAGTTCTTCTACAACTTTCTCTTCTACAGAAGAGGTTTGAGTATACTCTTCATACTCATCTTCTTGCTCCATTACAGCGCGTGATTGTGCAGCAGGAGTCTTCTGTCCAAGAACATACTTCAGACGCTTATCAAGGTCATCATAAGTTTTAAACTGAGAAGGAGCAACCAGTTCCGTCAAAGAATACTCTTTCTTCCACAGTGCTTCCAGAGCATCATCGTCACTCAGAAGAGGAGCAGGAGATTCAAACTCCGACTTGTCGTAGTTCCAATAACCATCGACTTTACGAATTTTCAGTTTGAAGTTAGCACCCTGCCAGAAGTCAAAAGGATTGATAGGAGTTTCATCTTCAAACTCAGGTTGCATTGCTGCCATCACTTTGTCAAAGATTTTCTTGCCATACTTGAACAGAAAAACTTTACCCTCATTTTGAGGATTGACAGGATCCTTCACAACATAAATGTTGGAATAGTAAGACAGTTTACGCTTCTGCTTACGAACAGTTTCTTTATCTTTATCGCTACCGCTGTTCCAGAGTTCACGATTGTACTCCGAAACAGGATCTTTCTGACCAACAGTGGTCAGTGAGTTTTCAATATACCATCCACCAGGACCTTGGAATGCATGAGAATAGATCTTTGCCCAAGGAAGTTCTTCACTCTCAGGTGCGGGCAGGAAACGAATCACTGCAAAACCGTTACCAGTTTTGTCGAGTTCAGGTTTCCAGAGACGATCATCTTCACCACCACCTGTAGTATTCATCTTCTCTACTTCTTTTACCAGTTTAGAAGTGAGCGAACCAAGTTTGGATTGTTTTTTAAGGTCTGCAAAAGACATTAGATTACCTCGGATTAAATGGATTTGGCTTTTGTGTACTTCGTTATTCTACAGGTCGGATCCTGTTTTGTCAATCTGCTCTTTCATTACTTCCAACATTCGTGTCATATTGTTGAAGATGATATTCATATCAACTCCATATGGAAGACCCATCATTTGAGCAGATTTGGAGATTCGTTCTTTCATTTCTTGAGCTTCAGGATCGTCAGATAAACTCATACGAGTATACAAAACTTTCTGCTTGTTCAAGAGTTTTTCAAGAAGATCAACGTGACGAATTTTATCCTCTTTTGTCATTGATGGAAATTTAAAGACACTGCCATAAATTTCCTCTTGCAGTTCAGAGATTTCAGTCATCTCTGCGCGAACAATATCAGAGTCAAAAAAAGTCATGCGTCTCCTAAAATAAGTTCTTTCAAGATTTTACGATAACGAAATACATCAATATTTAGAAATGGATTATACTTTCTAATTTTACGACTGACGGTTTGCCACACCGGGTCTTGAAGTTTCTTATCAAAATTTTTACCGAACAGGAATATTCTATCATAAATGACTAGTGTTTCCAGGCTAATTTTACCGCTCAGGAAATTTTTCAAGATTGGTGGATGTCCTTTAGAGCAATCAAAGACATCATCAAATTTATTTTCGGTAAAGAGAGTTTCTGATTCTTGTTTAAAGACATAAGAAAGAGATTGGATTTTTCTTTGCCAGTTTTGATACCTGCTTTCTCCTTCTTTAATCATTTCACCAATCCAAAGAGTTTCTGGATCAGGACACGAGACAAAATTAGCAACAAAAAATTCTACAACTTCTTTGTCTGTCTTTTGTCTTGATACTTTTTCAAACCACATTCGGTCTTTACGTTTGTAGAAAGACTGAAGTGTTGCTCTGCTTTTTCCACAATACTTATGGTAATCATAAGAATCTTTTGTAAAGTGATTCTTTAAAGACAAATAACATTTATAAGTATCAAATGGCATCATTTAGAAAATCAATTTTGCACGGGAAGTCTTTTTCAAGAAGTTTAGTTCCATTGCTTCATACTTAATTTTTTCTTTCAATGGTTTTGAAATGAGTTTAGGAACTGATTCTACATCAATGTTGTTTTGCTCACAAAAGTGAATGACTGCATCAATATAATTCATATCCGAATTCGTTTGCACAATTTTTTCAATCTCTTGTGCAAATCTTGATGGACAGAAGAACTTATTTTCTAGAACCTTTTCTAATTCATTCTCCATCTGACCTAGTATTGTGATGTACAAATTCTTTAATATAACGAACTAGTAGTTTAATATACTCGTCTTTGTTTCTTTTGTCAAATATTTTGACTTCTCCACCAGGAGTTACCATAATTGTAATTAATTTGACAGGAGGAATTTTAGTAAGTTCGTAATACGCAGCAGCGTAAAACATTTCCTGGACAAAATAATTTTCAATCCACTCTTCAGGTTTAATTTTTTCTGATGTCTTAAAGTCTATGACTGCAAGTTCACCTTCGTATTCTGCAATGCAATCTACTCTACCAGCAAGTCCCAAATACTCAGAATAAAGAGTTCTTTCAATTGCATGAATATTATTTATCTTATCAAGATATGGTTTCGCATGATAGAACATAAACTTGGTAAGAGGTTGATAGTTCTCCCAAATCAATTCTTTATTTTCAAGATAGTCCTGACAAACTTGGTGAAAGTCAGTTCCTCTTGCTGTTGCTTTTCTTGTGATACGATTCGCTTCTTCAATGCCAACTCGTTTTCTCCAGTCAGCAAAGATTTGGCGATTATAAAAAGATGTTACAGATGTAATCGATGGCACCCACTGTCCATCAGGAAGATTGTACAGACGGATGCCATTTGTTTCTTTCTTTTCTAATTCAAGTTCACCTAAAAAATTATGATG